GTGTTCACACCAATACATCAAGCGTTGGGCTTAGATCCTGGTGGGCTTTCCGTCGATTTGCTCGAGCAAGCTGTAGCGGCTGAAGTTGAAGAAACAGCTTCACTTGATTGGAAATCAGATCTTTACGATTCTCGTAGACCCGGATGGCAAGATGAAGCCGCGAAAGATATCGCAGCAATGGCGAATAGCGGCGGTGGTTGGATCGTTTTCGGGGTTGTTGAGGATAACGAGACAAGCGCTGCTTCAAAGCTAAAACCGATTCGCTGGAACTCGGATGAGCATCAGCGGATTCTTCGCACAGCTTACGCTCGTGTTAGCCCGCCGGTTTTGGGGCTAGAATTTTTCGCCTTGCCACTAGCAGAGGGCCACGTGGTTCTGATGCGAGTACCTGATTCACGCGACGCTCCACATTTTGCACGTAAAGGAAATGATGCCTTTGTCGCGCCCCGTCGAAATGGTCCTCACACTGCTTTCATGAGTGAGCGAGACATCGAACGAGGATTCCGAGAACGGTTTCAGCGTCGCGACGATGATGAGCGGGAGCTTCAACAGCTCTTTGAAGAGACAGGGAAGTCTCTCAATCCTTCCGATGGTGTTTGCTGTGTGTTGGTGGCGATCCCTAATGAGCCAACCAGCGTTTTACCGGCGCTTACTGAAGATGTTGTGTACAAGTACGTTTCGCTTCCCAACTTGCCAGAGCTCGTGTATTCAAGTTCTGGTGCCTTATTGCGGTGGGATCGTGGGCAAGTAAGGAAAGGCCTGCGCAAGTGGGTTATCCGCAGTTTCGCCGGGAATCGTTTCCCCTACCGTAAGTCGCTTTTTGATGACTCAACTGTTGCCTGCAGTTATCAGTTAGGGATTGCGGAAGATATCGCTGAGGCGAGACCCTACCTTCCGGTTGGAGAATCGAATCATTGCATGGTCTCGGACATCGAATCGGCTGTGATCGATTTTTTCAGTCTATTGCGCGCTTACGCCGCTGAGCGTCAGTCTCATGCGGGTTTCCGTATCCGGGTTGGCCTGATGGGTGATCCCGAAAAGCCAATCTATATTCGAACCACAACAGGTGGCTCGAACTTGTTGCTAGATATTGAATACAGCGACCCGATTGATAGTTTTCAGCCCGTTACGGTCGAACTCGATTCGTTAACAGAGTTCGAGGAGCTGCTGCCTACTATTAATGACATTACAAGAGACATCATCAATCAAAGTGGGCTTACAGCACTTCGGGTAATGGCTGAACCCGGCGACAACAATATGCCATAGCCAGCTTCTTCTCCACGCTACGCAAGTAAGCCCAAGCGTTTCCCATCTCTGAACGCGTAGGTGATGGTTCCGTTCTCGTCTACTTCGGCGTGGCCGAGGAGGGTGTGCCAGCGAAATGGCGTGTAGGTGGCGTCGTGGCCTGTTTTCAGGTCGGCTAGTTGGGTTTTGTAATGCTCGTATGCTGCTCGTCTGCTTTGCCGGTCGGTGATTTGGCCCGCGACGTCTTGGTGTTGGTTGAGCAGATTGGTGTGGTGGTCGGCGAGGGTTTGGAAGCGTTTGTTGTACTCGTCTTGGTCGAGGGGTTGGCGTGAGTTCGTGGCGATGAGTTTATCGAGTTCGGCTGCCGCTGTTTCGATTTGTGCAGCGAGAAGGGATTCTTGGGTTTCCAGTTCCCTGGTGTCGAGCCGTGCGAGTACGAGCGCATCAACATCAACGGTGGCTTGCGTTTGGGCGGCGAGTTGGTGGAGGGCTTGGGAGAAGGTGTCTTTGATTTGCTGGTCGGTGAGGTGGGGTGTGGGACATTTTTCGGCTTGCGAGTATTTGTGGTTGCATCGCCAGATGCGTTTTTCGTATTTGGTTCCGGCATGCCAGGTTTTCGAGCCGTACCAGGCTCCGCAGTGGCCGCATTTGATTTTGCCGGAGAATTCACGGGTGCGTGAGCTGGAGCGGCGTCCTTTCCTCACGTCGGCCAGTTCGGTTTGGACGAAGTCCCATACTTGTGGGGCGATGATGGGTTCGTGGTTACCGGTGACGTAGTACTGGGGTATTTCGCCTTGGTTTTTGACTTGCTTTTTGGTTAGGAAGTCAGCGATGTAGGTTTTTTGTAGTAGTGCGTCGCCTTTGTATTTTTCGTTGGTCAAAATGTTCCGGATGCCGGTGATTGTCCAGGTGGTGCGTCCTTGGGCGGTAGTGTGTCCGTGTTTTTCAAGGTGGCGCTTGATCCCGGCCATGGACTTGCCTTCGAGGAAGAGTCGGTAGATCAGTCGTACTGTGACTGCTTGGTCGGGGTTGATGACGAGGTTGCCGTCTTCGCCTTTGTCGTATCCGAGCAGGCTGCTAAATGGGACGGTGACTTTACCGTCTGCAAAGCGCTTGCGATGTCCCCACGTGACATTTTCGGAGATGGAGCGGGCTTCTTCTTGTGCCAGGCTGGACATGATGGTGATGAGTAGTTCACCTTTAGCATCGAAAGTCCAGATGTTTTCTTTTTCGAAGTAGACCTCGACTCCGGCGTCTTTGAGTTTGCGGACGGTGGTGAGCGAGTCGACGGTGTTGCGAGCAAACCGGGAGACGGATTTGGTGATGATGAGGTCGATTTTGCCGTCCAGGGCGTGGGCGATCATGGTTTTGAAACCTTCACGTTGTTTCGTGTTGGTTCCGGTGATGCCTTCATCGGTGTAGACGTCGACGAGTTGCCAACCTGCGTGGCTGGCAATGTAGCGGGTGTAGTAGTCGACCTGGGCTTGGTAAGAGGTGACTTGATCTTCGTGGTCGGTGGACACGCGAGCGTATCCGGCCACTTTACGGATGGTTGGTTGGTCGAGGGCTTGGCCGGTGTAGCGGCGTTTGGTGGCGGGGATCGCGGTGACGGTGCGTGCCATTAGGCATCACGCTCCGACTTCTTTCGTTTCCGAATGTCGGCCATAATGGCTTGGTGTTTAGCCTTGTTCTCGGGGTTGGCGTACCACTGGCGCATCTTTTGGCTGTGTTCTGCGCGACGCTGGGGTGTGGCTCGTCTGCGGGTTTGTTCACCGCGCTTGGCACGCATGTCATCAGTCCAGCGTTGTTTTTGGTATTCGCCCCATTCTTTGCGACGCTCAGTAGTCCATGACTTTGCTCGTTGGTTAGACTGCCATTCGCGTTCGATGATGGTTCCGTCGGCGAGATGGAAGGTAATGAGATTTGGACCTGGGATCTCAATGTGTTTGACGCGCTGGCTAAACGTGTCTGGGTCGAACTGGTCGATGTTGAGTACTTCGCAGCACACTTCTTGCAGGGTCGGTTCTGGGATCATCTTGTTGTCGCAGGTTCTGCCTTTGCTGCGTTTAGGTCCGTTGCGTTTGGTGCGACACAGCCACACGTAGTTGATGTTGCCGTTGGTTGAGCGTTTGCCGGAGCGTGAATATGACATGCCGCAGCGTCCGCATTTGATGACCGAGGTGAAACAGGTGGTCGGGATCGACCAGTTTGCCCGTGCTCCTAGTTCACGGCGTTGAGCGATTTCTTCTTGCACCTTTTGGAACGTGTCGTGGTCGATGATCGCTGGTATTGCGTTTTTGACTAAGTATTTCGGGTGCTGGCCGGTGTTGGGTACGGCTCTACCGGGTTTGCCTTCTGGTGTTGCCCATCGTCCAAGGAGCAGATCGCCGGTGTATGCGGGGTTTTTCAATATGTGGCGTACCCATTCTCCTGGCGCCTTGTTGTCTGCAAGGTGGGGCACTCGGTTGTCGTTGATGAGTTGGGCTGCCATTTTCTCGCACGATACTTGCTTCATGTATTGGTCAAAGATCCACCGCACGACGGCGGCTTCGTCTTCGATGATCTCGACATCGGTCGCATCGGCGGAGTCGGTGTAGCCGTAGAGGTGGAACCCGTTGGCTTTGCCTTCTTCGAATCCTTTCCATACCCGCCATTTCACGTTGTTGCTGATTTGTTCTGATTCGGCTTGAGCAAACGAAGCTAGCAGGGTGAGCATGAGTTCCCCATCCGCGCTAAGCGAGGAGATGTTTTCCTTTTCGAAGTAGACCTCCACATTGAGCTCTTTTAGCTCCCGGACGGTTTCGAGTAGATCGACGGTGTTACGAGCGAACCGGGAGATGGATTTGGTCAAGATCAGATCAATTTGGCCGTCGCGGGCAGCACTAAGCATGTCTTGGAATCGGGGCCGGTTGGTGGTCGTCCCAGAGATCCCGCTGTCGGCATACACGCCTGCGTATTGCCATCCGGGTGTGGATTGAATGAGAGCCGAGTAGTGCGAGACTTGAGCCGATAGTGATGTGGGGGTGCGTTCAGTCTCGGCTGAAATGCGCGCATATGCAGCAACTTTCTTCAGTTGCTGGCCAGCCTGGGGCGGGGTGATCCGTTCGATCTTTTTCATCATGTCCTCCTTGAGTGTGGCTAGTGGTTTTGTATCCTTGCCGTGTCTATACATCACTTATGTGCCGGGATTTATCCAGTCGATTCGCGGCTTTGAGGACAGTGATTGTTGCCCCAGTTTTCTGCGCCAGTTCAGTGGCGAGCGCGTCGAGGTCGCTGGTGGTTAACACGCCCACGTCGTGGAGGTGTTCGACGTAGTCCCAGGCGAGGTCGAAGGCTAGTTCTGCTGTGACGTTCATCGTTTGCCGCCTTTGGTGGCGAACCGGTGGCGGATATAGCAGGCGTGCGAACAGTATTTACGGCTCTTGTTGCCATAGGCGCTAAACCCGGTATCGCAATGGGCGCACGTAAAGGCGTAGAAGGCTTTCCTGTTGCCTTCATCTGGATGGTGTTTCCAAAACGCGCGGCGGTGTTCGGTACAGCAAAATCGTGGTTTCTTGCCGTCTGCTCGCGCAGGCAATCTTTCGCCGCACCACCGGCACCACCGCCACTGCTCATCGACGGTTCCTTGTGGTTGGGTGTCGGTTCGCAGCAGATAGGCGCGTACCTGGTCTCGGCCAACCGCGAGCCGGTTAGCAATCGCTTTATATCCCAATCCATCGGTGCGCATCCGCCTAATGGCAAGTTTTTCTCGTTCATCTAGTGCCATCTCGCATTGACCTCCTTCTCACGAAGGCCACATGTGGACGTAGGGCGGCCTTCCATCTATACGCCCTCACCAGGCAGCTAATCCGGACGGGCACCAACAGCCAGAAAATGAAAAATGCCCCGCCACCACCTGTGGTAGGTGGCAGCGGGCATGTCGTTGATGGGATTTTGCTCGTGGTTAGTAGCCGAGTTTCTGGTTCACTCGGGCTTGCACAGCCGCATAGTTAGAGCCGAGGCGGCGTTTGCGTTCTTCACCGTTGCCGTATTCACCACGGATGACCGCGTCAGCCAAAGCGTCAATATTGACTGCCGGGGCTGGTGCTGGTGTGCGGGGTGTGGCACCGAGTTTTTGGTTGACTCGGGCTTGCACGGCCGCATAGTTGGCACCGAGGCGGCGTTTGCGTTCGTCGCCGTTGCCGTATTCACCACGGATGACCGCATCAGCCAGCGCATCAATATTCACCGGTGCCGGTGCTGGTGCGGGTTGTGGTTTGGGTGTGGGGGCTGGGGTGTGGCCGGTCATCTGGTCGTACCAGTACTGGGCGCGTGCCATATACGCCTGGTGTTGGGTTCCGGCGAGGGATGCTGGGCAGGCGGTGGCGGAGAAGTGGGAGTGTCCGAACACGTTTTTGCCCCATTGCGGGCGGCCAAGCTTGTAGTACTTGCAGATGGCTGCAACGAGGTGTGCTCCGTTATCTAGGCAGGCTTGGGATACGCTCCACGGGTTTGTGGTGGCATCTGCGTGTTCGATGCCGATGCTGGTGGTGTTGGCATCCCAGTTTCCTGCGTGCCAGGCGGTGTCGGAGTCCCACACGAGTTGGCCGATCCGCCCGGAGGTTTCTACTTGGTAGTGGGCTGAGGCTGGCCGGGTCTGCCACACGTCCCAGCAGCCTTTGATGGTGAGGTTGCCTGCGTTGTGGTGGATGATGACCTTATTGATTCTCCTGCCGGAGCGGCCTTTGGTGTAGTGCTTGTTCATGATCTGGTTGACGTCAGCGTCAAGGGTGTCCCAGTTCTTCATGGGCTAGTTCTCCTCATCTTGAGTGTGATTGTCGTGGTTGGTTAGTGGTGGGCGGGTGTTGTCGTGGTTGGTGATCGCATCGAGTGCTTGGCGGATCTGGGCCGGGACGGGAAGTCCGAGCCGAGTAGCGTTTTCTAGTAGGCTGATGCCTTCGTTGGATAGGTAGAAGAAGATGGTGGCGGTGCGTAGCACGCCGGGTTGGCCGGTGATGTGGACATCGAGCAGGTGTGCCAGGCCGATGAGGGCGAAGAGCACGATTTTGCGGGAGATGCCTTTGAACCCGACCGCGCTAGAGACGCGCCGTTCGGTGATGGCGGCTAGTACGCCGGTGATGTAGTCGGCGATCACGAACGCCAGCAAAGCGTAGAGCAGGCCGTCGAAGCCGCCCAGGAAAGCGCCGATCCCTGCTCCGATCCCGGTGATGATGGTTTGGATTGTGGCCCATAGTGCTTTTAGTGACATGACAGGCTCCTTTCAAAGTCGAGGCAACAAAAAACCCGCACGTCACCAAGGACGAGCGGGACAAAAAGCAGCGTGGACGGTTACAGGTCAGGGTCGGTCAGCACCTCCAAAATCGGTGTGGAAAGGTCAAGACTGGCATTGTCAGCCTCCGGCACAGGGTGAGCACCTATTGGGTTTGCTGGCGGGGCCGGGGTCGGATCAGACGCGATAGGCGTGATTGGACTCGTTTCGTGGCCGTCAGGTGTTAATGCGGTGGTCATTGGCCTTCTTTCGTAGTTAGGGCGTCGTAGAGAGCATCGAAAGCATCGGCTTTTGTGCCGGAGAGTTCTCCGTCCCAGGTGTCGAAGAGTTCGATGAGGTCTGTGCGGTGGCTGTGGTAGGTGGGGCCTTCGACTTCAGCGAGGGATTCAAACAACTCGGTTCTGGCTGTGGCGAATTGCTCGGCGTGGCCGGGGTCTTTCAACGTGAACGTCCCCTCATCACTGATAACAGGTTGGCCGTTATCGTCGGTGACGGCGTGTGCGCAAACGAGGGCGTATTCGTCTTCGCTGAACCGGGCGTAGGCTTCGCGTAGCAGGCCGAGCAGTTTGGTGCGCGCCCGAGATTGGGCAGGTTTAAGCGCCATGTCGTCCAATAGCTCGATGGCTGGTTTCACATACTTGTTTGCTAAAAGCAGCTTCATGACCGTTTCTCCTTTTCTTGCAATGTGTGGCTAGGACAAGCTGGTGTTCATGGTGGTCAGCCCCGTGTTGGAGTGGTAGCGCCATTGAATGTTGGAACCGCTGCCTGTGATGGACACGATCCAGCCTTGGTTGAACAGTGTGATCAGCGTGTTGATCCGCCGCATCAGATCGCCGATCCGGGTGAATACTCGGGTCATGTTGTAGAAGGTGCCGTTGGTGACGATCATGACGTCGTGGGTGTGGAAGACGACCTTACCCAGCCCGCTGGGAGAGACCCATCCTGGGTAGGTGCCCACGTCGTTGAGGACGCAGTCTTCTAACGTGACATACCGGCTGCCGGAGGTGAAGAACTTGTATCCGTTAGTACGCAGGTCAGCACCCAGATGGATACCGGTTTTCCCGCCATTGAACGCCCCGCGTGGATCTAAGGTCAACATCGTGGTGTAGGTGTCACTGTGAGCTGACTCGCGGTAGGCCCAGGTGATGTAATCCCCGGAGTAGTCCAGCGAGTTCGAAATCCCGCGAATCGAGCTATCGCCTTTCTTGTACTGCTCACCGATACCTCCCAGGTATCGTGTCCCGTACCAAAACCCCATCCCGTCAGCATCCAGGCGGCCTTGCAGCGAGGAACCGGAATACCAAGCGATCTGGGTCGGGGTGATTCTGATGGCTTGGTTCCAGCCAGCTAGACCGACTTGGATCGCATTCGCGGCGAGCTTGTCAGCGGTAATCGACCTAGCCCGAATCCGATGCGCGTTGAGAAAACCGGTGGTGATCTTACCCGCATCCAAGCCAGCGATTTTCGCGTTCGTGATCGCCGCATCGCCGATCATTGCCGACTGAATATACCCTTCAGTAATCGTGAGCTTATCGGAGGTAATCGACGAGGCTTTAATGTGTTCACCGGTGATCGAGGTGGCTTGAATATGTTCAGTAGTGATCGCGCCTGCTTTGATGTGTTCGCTGGTGATGGCGGCGGTTTTGATGTGGTCGGCAGTGATTGATCCGGCCACGATCAGTTCGCTTCCAGCAGCCTCTACGATGACGGGGCTGTGGAAATCAATGACTGCGCCTTGGGGTGGGGTGAACTCGATAGCTAGCGCGCCAGCTGCCCGGCGGCCACGCACCGTCACCATGACACTCAGCTGCCGCCACCGTTTCGCCGCGATCTTTTCTTCCCAGGCGACCACCTCAGTCGGATTCGACATCATCGGGGAAAACACCAACCCAAGCCGGATCGCGTCAGGGTCTAAGGCGACGCTGGAGCGTACCGTGATTGAGATCCGGTAGGTGCGGCCACGCTCAACAGGGAACATTGCCCCATCTTGGGCACCCACCCAAATATGGCCATCGCCTGAACTGACTTGGGTGGCACGAAATGTGGTCGGTGTTGCAGGACCGTCCCAATTCATCGCGAACGTGCATGATCCAAACCCATGCCATCCATCAGCGTTATTGGCGATGGCCGGGTTATACACCAGGTTCGCCGGTGCGATGGTCAGCTTGTCAGTGGTGATTGACCCGGCTGCGATCCTGCCCGCATCAAGTGTGCCAGTGGTGATTTTCGCGGCATCTAGCGAGGCCACATGCGCGCTGGTGATCGCCGCATCACGAATATGGGCTCCGGTAATGATCGCCTCATCAATCATCGTCTGGCCGGTCAGGTGGATCCGTTTGCCAGAGATCAACACCGACTCAGGTGAGACATTGATCTGGGAAATCACCCCGCCCCGGTCAACTTTCAGCCCAATATCTGATGCCAACTGAGTAATCTGCGAGGCCACGCCTGCGTGGGTATCGCTAACTGTTAGCTTGTAGGCTGCTAGATCCTTAGCCACCAGGTCGGCACTGTCTGCGGCTTGTTGAGCGTGGGTGATTGCTTGGATGGCTTGTGCATGGGCGGTGTCTGCTTTGGCTTGAGCCCGGACTCCAGCCTGCCGTGCTAGTTCAACATCCGTCTTTACGTTCGTGACCGCCTGGCTGGTGTTGGTGATGTCCTCACGGACGCCAGCCACCTCAGTTTTCACGCTCGTGACGGCCTGGCGGGCGTGTTCGATATCCTGACGCGCGCGATCTAGTTCGGCACTAACGATGGCGTGGTTAAGATCGGTTGCAACCGCCACCCAGCCTGGCTGGCCGGTATCAGTTTCTTGGTAGACCCAAATCTCAGTAGTTTCACCGTTGGGTTTAAACCACGTATCACCCAAACGCGCCGCAGCTGGCTGGGTGTCACCGTAGTGGTTGGTGGTCTTCCCATCTGCTGATGCGAGCGCTATCCCGGCCATGTCACGCGCGGTTTCGGCCACCGACACGGCGGAATCAATGCTGCGAGTAATCGTGGTGAACTTAGCAGCCACCGACCCCAGCTCTACTGAGAGGTAGGCCTGGCGTAGCGGGTCGTATTCGTAGCCCACCACTCTTGCTGACAGTGACACCCCAAGATCGCCATGGCGTACCGTCACTGTGTCACCCAAGATCACCGTTTCTAACTGAGCAAAGTCGGCATACTCGCTAGTCGATGCCAAATCAACAAACGACACCTTGTACCACGCATGCGGCTCATCAACACGGCCGATGGCATATTCGGCTTTCGCGGCCTGGCGTAGCAGCTTGTGGGCTTGAGCTAGGGGTACTTCATCGTCGGCGGGACGCTCCGGGTTTTTGATGGCCTTAATGTGCGGGTAGCGCATCACCCGAATCCGTGGAGTGACAAAGGAGGCCAGCTTGGGTGAATCAACGTAGAGTTCTGGCAGGGTGATTCCGTCATAGCCGATGGGCACGATCCGAGTCACCACCGAGCTTAAGTCGATGGTGGACTGATAGCCGGTGAGGTTCTTACGATCCCTGATCACCACACCCCGATCCTGGCCGCGACGAACACTGTGGTGGATGTGCCAGTTATCGCGGCTGATCTCGCCACCCCACCGCGAGACGAACGAGTTATCCGCCTCCGCGTCCATCAGCGCGCCCGCCAGTGGCATGCGCACCACCCGAGCACTCGCCCGAGTCGTGCTGTCGGAGCTGGTTGCGGTGAACCGGTGTGCCGTGGTCGCAGCCGCGAGTAGCTGGTCGAGGGCGGCTTTCGCGGTCTTGTTAACCACGTAGGTGTCGGCAATGAAGTTCGCTGCCAGATCGTAGAACACGTGGAACGCGGTTATTTCAAGCAGCCCATCCAACGTGGTGGTGACTTCGTGGATCCGAAATCCTTGGCGTGCCGATGATCCTGGTACGGGGGCTGCGATAATGGCCTCAAGCGTTAAGTGCTTAGCTAGTGGTCCATCTGCCGGATATACCAACGACAGTGAATATTGGCCGCCGAGTTCTTCTCTCACTCGCACTTCAACTACATGCGGGTCGAGTACGCCAAGACCGGTGGTCGTAAAAACGGTGGCCCCACGCTCGTGAACAGTCAACATGACGCGTGATTCCTCTCAAGACATGCCCGCGAAGTGCTCGCAGACAAACAACAAAACGCGGTTACAGGGATCGCCAATTACCGGTAATCTCAACCCGGCTCACCCCAGCCCCGAAGGTGAACGTGTTGCTGCCTGGGGTAAGGCGTGGAAAATCACCGGTCAGTGCATCGGTTTGGATCCGGCCAGCCACGTGGGCGACCAGCCGCGCTGAGTCCAGCGTGACCTGCCCAGCAGGCGCACTCACCTGATACGCAGTGTTGTTGATGGTGAGCGTGAGCCTGCCGGTGCCATAGACGGTGATGATCGGCGCGGATTCAATCAGCCCTGGATTATTTACCTGCCCGCTCTTAGTTAACGTGACCGTTTCCAGCCCACTATCGAGGTAGGTAAACGGAGCACAGGTAAGTTCGACATCGAACATGCCCCAACTGGCTAGTTCGCGGCGCAGCGGAGAAACGCTGGCGTGTTTGATGTGTCGGAAAACCCCGGGCTCTCCCGACAGCCCGATAGTGGTAGCGCTCATTAATGCCACTGCTGCCTTGTCAAAGACATGAGTACCTTTGGTGAGGTTTATGGCTAGTGGCAGTGTGATGAGGGTGTCGTGCCAGCCGCCGAGCCGGGTGAGGGTGCCTGCCCGTCCAGCGACCTCGATATCTTCCACTACCCGCCGAGCGGCAGGGATCTCAACTAAGCCTGCGAGCCGCAGCCCCAATGACGCTGAACTGGTCGTGTGGTTGAGTGCGAAGCCTCGCATTAGATGACACCTCCGGTCAGCACGCTGTGATGGTTACTCAACCGGGCTAACTGACGATTCAAGCCAGGAGCCAGTTTGCCGACCAGCGTGCCATCGTTGAGCACCACCTTGATATCCAACCCTTGCAACACCCGTCGAGTGGTCTGGTCAACAACCGATGCCACATCCACCCCACTCCCACTACGGCTATCAGAGAACGCTTGGCTGGTGTGTGCCGTCATGGGCGCAAGTTCAATGTCGGGCACGCGCACTGGATCGACCGTGGTGGTGACTGGGACTGTGATGCCCTCAGTCAGCGTGGTCATGGCTGCGAGGGTGTCGCTTGCCATGTCGTGTGCTGCGTCCACGGCTTGTTTTCCGGTGGCGGTGATACCGTCGGCCAGCCCTTCGGTGAGCATGTGGCCCACCCAGGCCATTTCCTTGGACGGGGAGTGGATGCCGAAGAAGCCGAGGATGCCATCCCAAATATCGCTACACCAGCTGGAGACCTTGTCCCATAGCCATCCGGCAAGTGATTGGATGCCGTTCCACAGCCCGCGCACTAGATCAGCTCCGGCAGAGGCCATCCGTGATACGCCTCCTGCCAAGGCGCGCAGGATCGACTCCAACAACTGGCCCACACCACTAACGACGGTGGAGATGATCTGTGGTAGTTCACTAATTAGCGCGGTCAACAACCGCACCCCAGCCTTGGCGACTTGGCCTACCAGGCGGATAATCCCATCCACGATAGCCGAGACGATCTGGGGTAAGACCGCGACAATTGCTGAGATAATCTGTGGCAACGCATCGACGAGTGCGGTCAATAGCCGGATGCCGGTGTCGATCAGTTGCGGGATCGCTGCGACCAGAAAATCAATAATCGCCCTAATAATCTGTGGCAACGATTCGATCAACACCGGTAAGGCGGCGATGAGCCCTTCGGCTAGCCCCATGATTAGCTGCAACGCGGCATCAAGAAGCAACGGCAGGTTTTCCACCAGTGAGGTCACCAGCGTGGTGATCATCTCCACCGCTGCAGGGATTAACTCCGGCAACGCTTCGCCAATCCCAGTCGCGAGCGTGGCGATCACTTCAATCGCCGCCTCTAATAACAGTGGCAGCGCTTCAATCAGCGCCTCCACTAATGCGGTCACCAGTTGAACGGCAGTCTCCGCCAAGCTGGGTAGCACTTCGATGATGCCTTCGATCAGTGCGAGCAGGATCGACATGCCCGACTCAACCACCACAGGTAGTTGCTCGGCGATAAACGTTAACGCTTCTTGCAACACGTCACCGAGGGTGTCAAGCAAGGCGGGTGTGCCGCCTTGTTCGAACGCGGCCGTGAGCTCATCGACCCAGCCGTTGACCATCGGCAACACTGTGCCAGCAAGCGATTCTGACAGACCGGTAGCGAGCAGACCTTTCAGGTTTGCCACCCCGTCTTCTAGCGTGGCGAGCTGGCCAGAAAACGTTTTCGATTGGGCGTCCATCGCCCCATAAAACCGGCCACCCTCGCTGGTGGCGCTAGCGAACGCGTCAGCGACCATCTCGGCTGAGATCGCGCCTTTACCCATCTCCTCTTTCAACTCGCCGATAGACTTGCCGGTTTTGCGGGAGATTTCCTCTAACGGGTTGAACCCGGCGTTGATCATCTGATTCAGGTCTTGCCCGGTGAGTTTGCCCGTCGAGCTCATTTGCGCGAACGCCAGCGTTAACGATTCAAGTTTGACTGCATCGCCTTGGGAAATATCACCTAACTGTTTCAGGCGTAGCTGGGCCTCATCAGCCGATATTCCGAACGCCATCAGCGTTTGGGTGTTTTTGGCGAGGTCTTCCATCCCAAACGGTGTACGGGCAGCTTCCACCTTCAAATCGTTGACCAGTTGTTGGGCTTTGGCCTGGTCACCAAGCATGGTGGTGAAACTGGTGGTGTATTGCTCCATGCGGGCGTTGTATTCCACGCCGTCTTTCATCGCTGAAGCGAACCCTTTAGCTACCCCAGCAACAGCGCTCACGATGCCTTTGACCCCAGCCACGATGGCTTCAGAGGCCAGGTTGGCTTTCAGCACATCACCAAACGTGCGGGTCTTGCCCGCAGTGTCGTCGAGTTCGCCACCCAACTCGTCGACCGCGTCTTCGAGCTTGGAAGCGTCTTTGGCCGCATCAGCCGCATCATCTCCGGCCTCATCGGTGTGGTCAGCGAAACTGTCGAGTTGGGAGTTGTTGTCGGCGAGTTCTTTTTCCAGCCCGTTGAGCACCGCTTGGGCGTTATTGAGCTGGATCTGCCAGTTCTTCGTCCGCGAGTCATTCTCACCAAAGGAGGCAGCAGAATTATCCAAGGCTGCTCGAAGGGTTTCGATCTTAGATTTTTGGGCGTCGATCTCTTTCGACAGAACTTGATTGCGCGCCGTTAACGCCGAGGCAGACTGGTCGTTCTTATCAAACTGGGAGGCCACCAGCTTCATCTCGCTGCCGAGCACGCGCATCTCGCGGTTAATATCGGTAATCGCGCGCTTGAACTCCCGCTCACCTTCCAACCCGATCTTGAGCCCGAAACTGGAGTCAGCCATATCCGCACCTCCTTACACAATGCCGTTTTAGATGCCTGCGGGGATAATGTCGTCGATAAACCAATGCCTCACGGGTTCTGCCCGTCCGGTGTCGATCAGCCAACAATCCACTAGATCTAATAACCGTCCGAACACCATCAACTCCACTTCCACCAGGGGTAGACCCAGGTGGGCGAGCCCGATGTAGGTCAGGCGGGTGAACGTGGCATCAACGCTGCCATTTAGGCGTCCTTGGCCGGGTCTTTTGGGGCTGGCACCGTTTCGATTGCCCGCCTGGTGCCGTGCTGTAACGCAGCACTGATCGCCTGGCGGTAGTCAGCAATATCAGCCGGTACCGTCAACAACTCGACCGCCTCCACCGTCAGCTCTTCGCGCTGGTCATCTGGATGGGTAAGGTTGTGGATCGCGACCGACTGGTTCGCCAACAAGGTGATCAGCCAGATCACCTCACCGAGCGTGGCAGCGAAATCCTCACTGGCTTCTAACGCTTGGCCAAGGTTTTCTAGCCCGCCATAGCGGGCAGCGATCTGCCGGGTAGCGCGCGTGGTCAAAATCAGCTCATAGGATTGCCCACCAATCACCACCGACGAGTCACCTGCAGGCTGATTAGGCTGAGTTTGCTTTGTCTTTGCCATGAAAACTTCTCCTTTTGGTTAGCTGCTCGCCCGGGTCGTGGTAGCAGGTTCGTAGACCTGCTTGTACCAGTTGGTGATCGTCTCGGCCTTGACCCCAGGCCCGCCTTCGGTGACTTCGGCTTTCCACGGGTGACGACCTTTCGCGTCGGGTTTGTTACGGCGCAGGATCGTGCCTTCAATCGTCGGGGTGGAAAACGTAATCGAGTCAGCCTTCGTCGCCAGCGTGGTGGCAGGTAGCGCGAACTTGACCCGGTACAACCAAAAGTACTGGTATTTCCCGTTCGAGCGTGCGGCTCGGAAACCAATCGCCACCGGTGTGGTGTTATCTTCCGAGGTCGAGATCAACACCCCGTTAGTGTCAACGGTTGCACCAGTCAGCGCGGCAGCCACCTCTGTGCCCAGGTCATCCACCCCGAGGGTGAGGGTGCCGGATTTGAATTCTTTGACGATCTCGGATGCCCCGTCATCGGCATACAAGATCGCCTCAGCAAGCTCGACGGAGAGCTCGGCTGAGATTGCTTTCGCTAGCTGGGTGGGAGTGCCATAGGTTTCTGCCCCGCTGGCGGGATCCTCGGTGATGGTGGCGTAGTAGAGCTTGTCTAAACCAATTGTGGCCATTGATGTGTTCCTTTCATGATCGGTAGTGGGTGTAGGTGGCAATGTCGATGCTGTAGTGGTGATAGCCGGTATCGGGCTCGTAGCCGACGTATCTGCGTGCCGTGACCGTCAACCCAGCCTCCATAAGGGCGGCGGTGAGCTGGTTGCGTACGGGTAGATAGTTGGCTTTGGTGAACACAGAGATGCGGGCTTCTTCAACCTCGATGCCAGGTTGGTTGTCAGCAAACACCTCGAACACGTCGCTCAGGGGTGTCACCACGAGGTAGGTGTCGGGTGCGGGGCTGTCGGCGTAGATGCCTACTGCTAGTGGCAGGCCGAGCTGGTCGGCCACAGCTGTGAGGCGTTGGAGTAAAGGCGCGGTGGTCATGGTGCTATCTGGTTGATGGCTGCTGTGAGGGTGTGTTTCATTGCCTCGGTTGCGGGTTTGCGGGTTTGGTTGCGGGTGGGCGCTAGAAACGGGCGGGCGGCTTGGTTGGAGCGGCCGTGTTCGAGAACGTTGGCGATCAACGCATTCGACCTGCCATCAGACCGGTTTTCCGCAAACCCGACTTTCAGGTTGTACTCACCACGAGAGTTCACCTTCACTGAGGTCGTCCCTAACGCGGCCAGGAGTTGCCCGGTTGACCGCGACGGTGTGACGCCTTGTCCGATGGCGGCGGTCAGGTTTGCTCGCAGGCGCGGTTCAACCACGGCCGCCCCAGCTTTGAGTACGTCTTCAGCGGACGTGTCGACGATGGCACTTGCTGCGTCGAGAGCGTCGATGAACGCGGTGGGCAGTTTGATCTGAGCGCGTGCCATGGGTTAGCTCCCTTCAGCGGTGGTGTGGTGGGCGAGGATTTCGACATACCGTCCGAGTGTCTCCACGCTGTCGATCACGTAGCGGCCATCATGGGTAGCGATCTCCATCTCCTCGCTGATGTCCAGGCCGGGGATTGTTCGGATGCGGAACAAAACGGTGGCTTTCGTGAAGGCGGCTCGGTTAACCCACGCAGCCGACGCGTGGCGGACTTCCCGATAGGCCCTCACCGACGCCACAATCTGGTCGGTTGTCGTGGTGAACCCGGCCTGATCACGGACTGGGATGGGGGTGATGAGGTCGATGGTTTCATGCATGGAGCCGATACTGGCCATCAGATTTTCCATTCTCGATCAAGGCGCAGCAGAGTGTTGGCTGCGTTCCATACGGCTTTGGCTGCTTCGGGTTTGTCTGCCCAAAACCCTGCCGTCGAGCCATCACGGGATTCATAAAAATGGCTCGCTAGTAACACGATGGCTTGCCGGGTCGCTCCTGACATTGGCTGGTTGTCGTAGTGGCCATCGTCGAGGTGTTGGTAGGCCACCGCGTAGGAGGTGGCAGCTTCCACCAACGAACCAATCAAAGCGTCATCCTCATCATGAGCCACGATCAGGTTCGCCTTCACCAGCGCAACCAAATCGGCCTGCGGTGTGGGTGTGGACATTAGGCTGCCACCTCCTTTCCTTTCGCGGATGCCGGGGCAGGTTAGGCTCCGGTCTTTTGGGTGAGCACTTTGACGGCTTCTGGCAGGACGAGTTTGCCGTCCAAGCGTTGAGAGGCAAGGAATCCGACCTGGCCGGAGGTGGCGAATAGTTCGTTGAGGCGTTTGAACGAGCGGCCTTGCCGGTCAGCGATCCAGTAATAGCCCAAGTCACCGAAGGCGACCGTGCGCGCACCCGACTTGATTTCCGGCACGAACGCTGAGGTGTAGACCGGTTTGCCGAGGATCATGTCCGGGCTACCGGCAGTGAGCGCGGGCTGCCACAAATACTGGCCCTGACCGTCCTTGAGCTTGCGCACGGTTTTCACGGTGGCGTCGTTCATCAGCCACACTGCGTTCTTGCGATACGGTGCCCGCAGAGAATAGTGCAAGTCGATCAGCTCATCGGCCGTAATGTCCGTCGCCTTCGCCGCAGTCACACCTACCTGGCCGCCATGAGCGGTGAAGATACCGGTCGGCTGACCAGAGCCGGTGCCCACGAGGAAGGCTTCTTCTTCGGCCGCCCCGATCCGGCGAGCAAACTCTGAGGCCAAATAGCTCTCCACATCGAAGGCCGCATCATTGAGCAGCTCTTCGGAGATTTTCAGGAACGTGCCCAGCTTGAACGCGCTCAGCGTCACCTGGCTAAACACTTCGTCGGATTCGGTATACGGGCTGCCCTCATCCAACCAGCCTGCCGTGCCGCGTGTGGACACGACCGGGATTTTACGATCCCCGGACGTGGTTTGAATGACCTTCGCCAAACCGCGCATCACGTTCTGATCCGCGAGCGATTGCACCAAGGTGCGTTCAAACTCATCTGGTACCAGATAGCCGCCCTCAGAATCGACACCTTCAGATAGTGCGTTGCGTACCTCAAGCGGGCTGGCGTTGAGTCGCATCGCGTCCCAAAACGCGCGCTTATACGAGGCCGATGCTCGCCCTGTCTGCGGCTGGGAATCTTCCGTAGTAAGGCCAGGCATGGACGTCAGCGGCATGTGAGTGGCCCTGGCCAGCTCCGCGTCCCGACGCTCAGCGCGCTCACTACGGGCGATCTCAGCAGTGAGCCGTTCAATGTCAGCTTCCATCCGCGCATAGGTCTGATCGTCTTCGGCAGACAGGCAGCCAGACTCAGTATCACGGCGTTCATCAAGAAACGCTTTAGCTTTCTGCCATGCCTCGGCACGGCGGATGCGTAGGTCAGAAATAGTCACAGTAGACATAAGAGTTCTCCAATCAGGGTTAGTAGGGTTGATTCGTTAACTGGGCGTACAGGTCAACCACCCGCCGACCACAAGGCACAGCAGGTGGCGGGCTTTGGGGTGGTGATCCATCAGCAAGATGAGCGACGAGGCGTTGCTCGCTAGCACGGCGGGAAAACACCACACCACCCCGCATGTTCTCCTTAACCGGCAACGACTGTCGATGCTGGTCATCATCCTCATCAGGCGGGTCGGTTTCGTTGTCGTCGGCCTCGTCATCATCGGGGTCAGTGGGCTTAGTGGTGGTGCCGGTGAGGTAGTCATCGGCGAACCCCATGGCGATGGCGGCTTTCGCGTCCATCCAGGTTTCGGCATCCATCAACCGGGCGAGCTTGGCTCTCGACAGGCCGGTTTTGAGCTCGTAGGCGTTGATGATGGAGTCTTTGACCGCCTCCAGCATCGCCATGGCCCGGGCGAGCTCATCTCTATCACCGATTGCTAGCGTGGCGGGGTTATGGATCATCAACATCGACACCGGCGACATCGCCACCGTGGAACCTGCCATCGCAATCACCGAAGCAGCGGAGGCTGCGATCCCGTCAATACACACCCGCACCTGCCCCGGGTAATCGAGCAGCATGTTGTAGATCTGCGCGGCAGCCACCACATCCCCGCCCGGGGAATTGATCCACACCGTCACATCCCCAGATCCGGCGTTCAGTTCGGAGGCGAACAGGGCTGGGGTGACATCGTCGTCGAACCATGATTCTTCTGCGATCACCCCGTTAATACGCAAAACCCGGCCAGGATCCCCAGCCGGGCTATCAGTTGTGGAACCATCTGGTTCCCAGTTCCAAAACCGCCTCATCTATCTTTTCCTTTCACTACTGTGCTGTGCCGCAGCGTCATCGGGTGGCGGGCTAGCAGCATGGTCTGTATCGGCAGCCGGGTCTGTCGTGGTGGTGGCGTAGGCTCCTGCCATGGGGAGCGGGAGCATGTTGCCGTTGACCAGGTAGACGTCTCCGCCTTGGTCTTCAGGTATCCGGTCGAGGTTTTCTAACGCGCGGATATCATTCGCGCTCATCCACCCGTTCTGGCGGGCAGTGGCATACCCGTTCATCCGTGACTCGTAATCCCCACGCAACAAGCCTTCGACGTTGAACTTCACAAACACCGAAGGCTTCTCGCGCTCCGACAGCAGGGTTTTGTTGATGGCTTGTTCCCATCGGATCACCCACGGATCCAACGTGTACTTCACAAACTCCAACGACTGCTGCTCAATATTGCTGAAACTGGATTTGTCGAGGTCGCCGATCATGTGCGGTGGGATCCGGAAAATACGTGCGATCTCGTTGATCTGAAACTTACGGGTCTCTAAGAATTGTGCTTGCTCTGGGCTGACGGAAATCGGCGTGTATTTCATGCCTTCTTCCAACACCGCGACCTTGTTACCATTGCGGGCTCCACCGAATGTGGCCTGCCATGATTCGCGCACCCGGCTGGGGTCTTTGATCGTGCCTGGGTGTTCCAGTACGCCTCCTGGGGCGGCACCGTTAGCGAAGAAACTCGCGCCATAATCTTCGGTTGCTTGGGCGAGGCCGATAGCGTTTTTCGCCATCGCAATCGGCGAATAGCCCACCAGCCCATCAAACCCAAGACCTGGGATATGCAGCACGTCACCAGGGGTGAGCCGGACGCGTTCCCACTGGCCTGCTGGTTCATCCCACGAGGTTTGGTACTCGTAATAGAGCTGTTTGGTGTCCAGATCACGGCCGACCGTCATCCGGTTGGGCATGAGCGGATACAACCCGATCACTTCGCCTAGCCCGTTGCGGATCACTTGAGCAAACGCGTTACCCCATAAAAGTAGGTGCGTCATCAACGTTTCGCGGAACACAAAGCTCGTCATTTCCGGGTTCGGTTCATCGTGCAACAACCGGTACAGGCTGTGGTCGGTCGCTTTGACTTTCGATCCATCCGCCTCTCGGCGGTAAACGTGCAGCGGTAACCCGGCGATTGCTTCAGCTAGAATCCGCACGCACGAGTAGACGGCCGTCATCTGCATCGCGCTACGTTCGGTGACGGGACGGCCCGACGATGTCGGCCCAAATAAGAAGGAATAGCTAGAGCCGATAGCGTGATCGGTGGTTGTGCGGGTTTTGGTGCCGCGTAGCCAGTTCAGAAAGCCCATCTGTGTTCCTTCGTGACAATAAGAAGGCACCTCGCACGTAGCAGTGGGAGGTGCCCTGTGGTGGTCGTGGTGGCCGGTTAGTGTTGTGAAAAGTACACCTTGAGCTCTTCGACGATGCTGGCTCCGTAGGGATCGAAGACAATCCCGTGCTCGAGCTCTTCGGCAACAATCGCTTGGGCAAGATCAAAATGTTGATCAACGACATCCCAATCCAGGTCGGTTCTGTCAACGATTTCATCGGCGCTAGACAGGCAGTTGCTCCGCAGCTCGTTGAGAATCGTCATGAAATCGGCGTCGTTTTTGTACTGGTCGTAATTGATCATCAGGGCTCCTCAATGTCGGTTAGGTCGTCCTGTGACAACGATACGAAGAGCCTCCGACATTAATGTCGCCCACCAACATGGCGGTTAGAACACCAGCAGCCCACGAGAGTCATACACCGAGCTGTTCGTGTTGGTGTTGCCGCCTCTAATGGCGCGGTCTAAGGCCATGATGGTGGCCACGACGCCGTCGATTTTCTCGGTGGATTTTTGTTTGTCGGGTTTGATGTTTCCTGCCGGGTCGGTGCGTACGTGGATGTTGTCGACCATCCACGCGAGCACGGGGTGGCCGCCGTGGGCGAGCTTGCCTTCGAGGGCGAGTTTCATCAGTTCTTTGGATGGTGGGCTCATGTCTTTGAAGCCTTGGCCGAAGGGGACGACGGTGAAGCCTGCGTCGTGGAGGTTTTGGCTCATTTGTACCGCACCCCACCGGTCGTAGGCGATCTCACGGATATCGAACCGGGCACCTAACTGTTCGATGTGGTGCTCGATGTGCGCGTAATGGACGACGTTACCTTCAGTGGTGTCCAAGAAACCCTGTTGTTGCCACAGGTCGTAGGGCACGTGATCACGCGCCACGCGAAGGTCAAGGTTGTCTTCGGGGATCCAAAACCACGGCGCGATCTGGTATTTCTCATCCGATCCGTAGGGTGGGAAGACGAGCACGAACGCGGTGATGTCCGTCGTGGAGGCGAGATCGAGGCCGCCGTAGCAGGGACGGCCTTCCAGCTCGTCTAGATCGACTGGAGCATCGTTGTTGTTCCACACGTGCATGGGCATCCATCGCACTGATTGTTTTACCCACTGGTTGAGCCTCAACTGCCGAAACGTGTTCTCTTCGGCAGGGTTTTGCCGGGCAGAGTTGCAGGCGGCGCGGACTTTCTCGATTGGCACGGTGACCCCAAGACTGGGATTAGCTTTCGCCCAGACAGCTTCGTCTGTCCAGTCATCGTCTGGATCTGCTCCGTAGATGACCGGGTAGAACGTCGGGTCGTGCTTTTTGCCTGCGAGAATATCGTCAGCTTTTTGGTGCTGCTCATAGCAAATCGAGTGAGTATCGGTGCCAGCCGTCGTAATCAAAAAGTAGAGGGGCTGGGATCTGGCATCGCCTGATCCTTTCGTCATCACATCAAACAGCGCCCGGTTCGGCTGAGTGTGCAACTCATCGAAGACGACGCCGGAGATGTTGAACCCGTGCTTGGAGTACGCCTCAGCAGACAATACTTGGTAGAAGCTGTTGGTAGGTTTGTAGATGATCCGCTTCTGGCTCGACAGGATTTTAACGCGTTTGGAAAGGGCTGGTGATTGGCGCACCATATCTGCTGCCACTTCAAAGACGATGCTGGCTTGTTGCCGGTCTGCTGCACACCCATACACTTCGGCGGCCTGCTCACCATCCCCACACGTGAGCAGCAGCGCGATCCCGGCTGCTAACTCGCTCTTGCCTTGCTTTTTGGGGATTTCGACGTAGGCGGTAGTGAACTGGCGGTATCCGTCAGCTTTGACGGTGCCGAATAGGTCACGCACGATCTTTTCCTGCCACGGTAAAAGCGTGAAGGGTTTGCCTGCCCACCTTCCTTTGGTGTGGCGCAGGGCTTGGATGAACGCGACCGCATAGTCGGCTTTGCGTCGGTCGTAGGTGGAGCCTTCGGCCATGAACGGTGTCGGCGTATAGGCGGTCATGGCAGACGGTTCCTTCCAGTTGGGCATAAGAAAAGCCCCACGAGTTGGGGCGTGTCGTACGAGCGGTGCCCCATCCAGGTGATGGGGCTGCCGGGCTTGGGGCCGGGTTAGCGGGCCTGTTGTTGGCCGAGCTTGTAGGCTTCGGCGAGCATCGCTTTCAATCCCCAGACGCTGACTTCGATGAAGTCTTCGCTGTCGTTCATCCGCTGGTCGAGGTCGCCTCGGTTGGCGATCTCGAAGCTGTGGTTCTTCGCGATCTGTAGCAGCTGGTTGGCGGTTGTCTTGTTCATGACCTTCTCCTTTGTTCTCGTTTGGTCATGTATATACAGCCATACCTGCCAGGCTATATCCAGTCGTATTCGCCCTGATCAGGGGCTATTTTTAGCCAGATACATCACTAACGGGCCACACCGCCAGACAGGTTATTGCCTACCGGGCGGTGTGAACGGTTGGGTGAGCGTTTAGATGTGGGTGAGCGTCCAGGCAATCGCGTGTCCGGCATCAGCAAACAAGTGGTCGGCTTCGGTAACTAGCTCCAGGCCGCATTCGTTGAAACCGCGCGTGTCTGGGCCGAACCCGTTGATTGGTTCTTCGATCAGCCGGTAGACCTGCGCGTTATTGCCGAAGCCTTCGTCCTTCGTCCAGGTAGCGAAAGTGGCGAGCACGTAGTTGCCGTGGGCGAGGACCGCCCCGTAGGAGTCAACCCTGCGCTGGAGTTCTTCGGTGGTGATCTTCGTTGTGGTCATGGCTGTCATTGTCCTTTCCGGTGTGGTTTCGTTATGTATATACAGCCATACCTTCCACGGTATATCCACTCATTTTTGGCTTATTTTCAAGGAAAAATAGTGGTCTACATCCCTCAGATTCACGAGCGTAATGACAAGGAAACCCCTGCCCGGAGCAGGGATAACCTTGCGGCCAGATGCCGGGATTATCGGGTCATCCGATAGGGTGCCAGGCTAGCAGCGTCGAGCCGCTCGACTAGGCTCGCCATGATGGTCGCCTGCTGGTAACCATCGACCACTCTGCCGATCTCATCAGGTGCAAGTGGGCCGTAGGTGGTGGTCTGCACCAGCCACTGACCGGTTGCCCACTCCCGCGTCATCGGTGGAGTGTAGGAGGCCGGGTCGGTGGGGATCAGCTCAATCCGATTCGCATCGGGGTTGATCTCGATGATCGTGTAACCCAGCTCTGCTGCGCGGGCAATCAACCGTTTGGTGTTCTCTTGGCTGGTGGTCGTGGTCATGGCTGCCGGTCCTTTCCCTGAGGTGTGCCGTGTGTATATACAGCCATACGTTCGCCCACGTATCCAGTCATATTCACCCTGATCACCGCCTATTTTCCATGTGATTGTGCGATGTCTCGTTCACCGCTGGGTGGGGTGCGCCAGGCACTATCACCTTCCAGGTTGGCTAGGAGCACTTTCCGGGTGGTCTTGTGCTCAGGGCCGATACAGCCCAGCGAGATGAGGAAGCAGCGCATCGTGTACTTATCATTACCCGGCACGGGCGGTTTGCTACGAATCCGGGTCGCGGTCGCTGCCCGGTCGCATAATGCCGTGATCAACCAGGCCGCCGCCTCGCCTACTTCTTTACTCGGCATGGTGGCAAACCACGGGAAGACCACCGTGTCACAGGTGAACTCCACCGGTGTTGCCTCAATCTTGAGTGCGCGGGCGATCAGGTCACCTTTCGCGGCCAACAAGGCGCCCAGGTTGGCGCGCGTACGGCTCGTCCACCCATCAGCGGGCACCACGACCGTCAGCCCAATCTCGCCCGCCTCACCGGCGCTGGTGGGCGCCGTCGTGCCGCTAGTCGTTATTGTGGTGAATCCGGCCTGCGCAGCTGCCTGGCGCACCGCCTTGGCGTCCACGCCATCAGGTAGCGTGAGTGTCCAGTGGCGGTCGAGTGTGGCCTGACCGATCTGGTAGGCAAATGATGGCGTCCCCGCATAGACCGCCGCTACGCCGAGCAGGTTGGCGATGGTGCCAGTGAGTTTCTTACGGCCTGCCTCATGCGGTTCAAAGGTGATGGTGGTCATGCCGCCACCACGCCTTCACCGTCGAACCAAGAGAAAACCAAGTCGAGATAGCCGTTCGGATCCCGTTCGATCAGCCTAGGTAAGAGCCGGTAGCCGCGCACCTTCGCTTCCTGGTAGGCCTCGTCGGTATCGTAGATGTTGATGCCTGCTTCGATCAGCTCACCGATTTCGATATGTAATTCGCTCATGACCAGTCCTTTCATCATGTTTGCCCGCCAGCCAGGCGGTTCTTGGTCATGTACATACAGCCATACGTCGCACCTGATATCCACTCGTTTTTCGGCTAATCCACAGCGAAAAACGACTGGTCGTGATCGTTGGGGTTAGTCGCGTTCTACGTCTTTTACGACGTCGAGGTACGACAGTTGCCTACCGTCGCGGTGGCAGGTGATCCCGGCCGCGTCCCCGGTGTGTTCGGCGTAGCGGCGCAAGATGACGCTGGCGTATTTTTCGTCTAACTCCATGCAGTAGGCGATGCGGTCGGTGGCCTCACAAGCCATGAGTGTTGACCCGGAGCCTGCGAACGTGTCGAGCACGATGGCGTTGGCTTGCGTGGAATTGCGGATCGGGTAGGCCAGCAAGTCCAGTGGCTTCGATGTGGGATGATCTGAGTTCTTCCGGGGTTTGTCGAAGTTCCAGATCGTGGTTTGTTTGCGGTCGGCATACCATTTGTGTTTACCGCCTTGCTTCCACCCGAATAGCACCGGTTCGTGCTGCCACTGATACGGGCTCCTGCCGAGCACGAGGGAGTCTTTGACCCAAATGCAACACCCAGACAGTTTGAATCCTGCTTGGGTAAAGGCTTTACGGAAATTCAAGCCCTCAGTGTCGGCGTGGAACACATACGCCGACCCACCTTTTTCCAGGGAGGTGTTCATGTTGGTGAATGCGGCAAGCAGGAACTCGTAAAACGCCGAGTCCGACTGCTTATCACCTTTAATCTTGAGACCTTCGGATGATTCAAACGCCACGTTATAAGGCGGATCAGTGACCACCAGATTGGCCTGCTTACCACCCATCAACACAGCAACATCATCCGGATTCGTGGCATCCCCACACACTAGGCGGTGCCTGCCCACCGTCCACACATCACCCCGTTCCACAAACGAGGCCGCTTCAAGGGCTGCACTCAGATCAAAGTCATCATCGGCCACGTCATCATCGTCGAGGGAACCGATGAGGGTTTGGATTTCAGCATCATCAAAACCAGTCAGCTCCACATCAAAATCACTGGCATCCAGGTCAGCGATCAGCAGTGCGAGTTTGTCCTCATCCCACGCCCCACTGATCTTGTTCAAGGCGACGTTGAGGGCTTTTTCGCGGGTTTCGTCGAGTTCAACGATCACGCAGTCGACTGTGGTGTGGCCGAGGTCTTCGAGCACTTTGAGTCGCTGATGCCCACCGACCACATTGCCCGTGGTCTGGTTCCAGATGACGGGTTCGACATAGCCGAACTCGGTCAGCGACCGTTTGAGTTTTTCATACTCCGCATCGCCTGGCTGGAGGTCTTTACGCGGGTTATAGTCAGCAGGCTTCAGTTCACTGATGGGCATGGGTTTGACCAGCATGAGTGGTCACCGCCTTTCGTAGTGAGTCAATATGGCTAAACGCGTCCTCCCAGCGTTGCCCCGGGTAGCCGAGGCGCCCGTAAGTCGAATAGTTCGCGTAGCCCGGTGCGCGCAGACGCAGCAGGTCGATGATGGCTGCTGGGCGTAGCGGGAACACGTCTCGTGCAGCAGCGGTGAGTAGCCAGTCTGGGTGCTGGCCGGTACCGAACGTGTCAACAGTGAATGCGACCGGGTCAGCTTTGCCAATCGCATACGAGACCCCGACCTGGCATTCTTCAGCAAGGCGTGCGTCAACAATGGTTTTAGCGATCAGGCGTGCCATGTAAGCGGCTGACCGGTCAACCTTCGAAGCATCTTTACCCGAGAAGGCACCACCACCATGACCAGCCAGACCGCCATAGGTGTCAACCATGAGCTTGCGACCCGTCAGCCCCGTGTCAGCTTTCGGGCCACCAACCGTGAACACTCCAGCCGGGTTCACCAACACCTCCGTGCCAGCATCAACCGGTAGGTGGGGTCGGCACGCTGGCGCAACGATCAGCGATTTCACCTCAGCTGCCAGCTCGTCGAGGTCTTTGTCAGCCTCGTGCTGGATGGACACCACCACCGTCTCCACGGACACCGGGCTGCCCGTGTCGTCATAGCGGACGCTCACTTGAGCCTTACCATCCGGTTTAATCCCAGTGATGATTCCTTGCGTGCGGGCTTTGTCTAGGCGGTGGCACATTTCGCGGGCTAACACCAGCGGCAACGGCAAACGCTGCGGGGTTTCGTTGGTGGCATACCCGTAAACAGTGCCCTGGTCACCCGCCCCTTGTAACGCGAACGCGGTATCATCACCGGCGTGCGCTTCCAACGACCGAGCAACCCCTGCTGCAATATCCGGTGATTGGCGGCGTACCCACACAAAGACAATAAACCGCCACGGACGATAACCCGCCCGCAGTAGCGCGTCCCTTACCGATTGGCGGATACGAGGACGCACCGTCGACGAAATCTCACCAGTGACGATCACTCGGTGACCTGAGATCATCACCTCGACCGCCACCCTAGCTGCCGGATCATCCAACAGCACGTCATCGAGAATCGTATCGGCAACCAGATCACACAGCTTATCGGGATGGCCGATACACACAGCCTCAGCAGTTTTCAACACAACCAGCACTTTCCTTTCATCAATAAGGCCACACAAAAACGCCTGCCCCTAGATGGACAGGCGGAAAGAAGTTAGAAACTATCGGCGGGTTAGGAGCGGGCTTTGAGAAGCTGCTCCATCACCTCATCACCAGGCGCAGCACCGGAGTAATCAGTGGTGCATGTGGCGCGGACGATCTCGTAAATCTCGTACCAATACACATTCGCCTGCTTACCAAACGACTGCGACATGGCAACGAACGGCGAGGCGATGGCGGCACCGGTGGTGGGGTGTTTGCCCAGCAGGCCGAACTTCGAGATCGCTTGCTCACATTGCACGTAGCGTGCGAAAGCCTGCGCATAGGCTTCAATCAAGCGGGGTGCCACGAACTGTGAACATCCGCGCTGGTCGAGCCATTGCCAGGTTTCCCGATACACGATGTCAGCACCCAACGGTTTACCGTCGCGCTGGATTTCTGACAGGTAGTCAGAGGGTTCGGGCATGGTCTCACCAGCAAGTACCGCGCCTTCGCCAATATCGGATCCTTCAAAATCGAAGGGCTGGTTCAACGGATCCTCCAGGCGAGTAGCAGGCAGCCCCTTCGCAAGCTTGTCATTCAACGCATCTGGCTTCGCCCCCGCCCGCACGCGCCGTCCGCCCCGGTTGGTTCCGTCTCTGGCCACTGATGATCCTCCCTTGTCTGTTGGTATCTTGTGTCGCGGCCAGTCCGGGTATTTTGAAGATGTGGTTACTGATCGTCGGATTGATTTTTTCGCCTCAGAAACATGCGGTGCGCAAGATGCGATTACATTTTTCAGGTCGATTGGGAATGGCTCGACCTTTGGTCACAAGGTTCACGTTCGTGTCCCAAGTGTGACGAACCGTCTGATTCTGAGGACTGCGCCCGACCGTACATCTACGATTACGAACCCGTTCTCAACGACGACGTGCTTCGCTCACAGGCTTGGTTCCATACAACCCATATCGAAAACTGGCCACCACGTGATTATGATCCGATATCACAATTGGCTCCAGATTCGATCCCTAGGCTGCGACGCCAGATCAACCTAGATCAGTGGGCAGCCCGGCAAAAGACTAAAGCATTGCATCTTGGCACTTACGAGTCCGCCGTCCACAACGTTTATCGACGGATAGGAGATCAACGCGATGGCGGTAAACCGATCTATCTTTACCGCGTCGCACTCAGAGACGATGTAGTGATTCGCCCAGATTGGGTTGTTGACCCCAGTAAATTCGGCGGCGATATTCAGGCAGATGCCGTGTGCCGCGACCCGGAAACCGTCGCTAGGTACGTGAACTACCACGAAGACCCCGGCAGTATCTCGCTAGCCATCAGACCAGAAGCAATCCGCGCAGTCCAAGAGCTGCCTGTCCTATCAATTCCGACCAGCGACGTAGAGATCAACCAGATCGTTAGCCGACTCAACGAGGCGACACAGCGTCCACTTTTACCCAAACAGATGATCGGCAGGTTAGAACTGAAATCTGACCGTTCACCTGTCATCGCCGAGGCAAATGAAATAGTTCAGGAGAAAACTGAGGGGTTGCCTTGGCCGTTAAGAGATCATCTTCGCCATGGCGCGTTGGAGAGCTTCGACGAGCAAGAGCCTGGTGACTGGGCGCACTGGCTGTTAACCTGTCTCAGCCTCGTCTATCAGCCCGCCAGGGTGATGGATCTCCTTAATCGAAAACCATGGCGAATCATCTTTGAAACCGGATCGGGTCAATACCCCGTTTGATTCCAAATTTTTCTGCGCGGTTGGCCCCGCCCGCTGAGGAGCAGAAAGGCCGTAGAGATCGCCACCCCCTTACCCCCTTGCCAGGCGCACCAGGATCGCCCCTGTCGGGCGAACACGCCGCAGGTGGGCATCGTTGAGGTTGGGCAAACTGGACGCGACAGGGGGCGACGTGTGCGATCTACTAGTAGGAATAGACCCTTGGGGCTTGCCGCCATCGGTCTCCATCAAGAGCTGACTGGCGGGAATGGCACGGCTTGCACAGTGCTCGCAGGTTCGCCTCATCATGGGTGCCGCCATGCTCGAGCGGCATAACGTGATGGACTTCTTGAGCGGGCGTGGTGTGGCCACGCTCGAGGCAGCCTTCGCACAGTGGGTGTGCTGCGATGTATCGGTTGCGGATCTTTCTCCACCTGTGGTCGTAGCGTTTGTTGATTGCGGGGTCACGCTGATACTTGCGGTAGCGGGTGTCTTCTGCTTTCGCGTGGGCTGGGCAGAACCTATCGTGAGTGAGTTCTGGACAGCCGGGGTGGGAACATGGCCGCTTTGGTTTCCTTGGCATCCGGCTCACCCGCTTTCCACGAAAAGCAGCGACCCCCAGACTGGCTACCGAGAATTCGTCTGGGGGTCGCTGTTCCTACTTTTCAACCACTTACTAGGCTAGGTGGGCAAAACCGGAAATGCATCCGGTGTTTGTGACACCTTTTAACGCCAGCCTTCTATTCGAGCCTTCCGTACAAGGCGTTAGCTAGCCTGGCCACTGCTCGGGATTTCTTCTGATAAGCCGTGGAGCGTTCGACGTAGAAGTGGTCGCACACCTGGTTGACGGCGTCTTCTTGTGGCCCATCACCAAGAAAGAACGCTTCTAGCACGAACCGGTCGTCTTCGGAGAGCAGGCCCCAGGCTGGTAGGAACCAGTCCATGTATTGGCGGGCTTGGCGTTGGCGTTCGGCAAGCAGGTCGATCTTGTCGAGGGTGGCGGCGATCCGGTTTTCGGTTGCGTGCGGGTTGGCATGGCGTGGGGTGCCATCCATGCGCGGGCTTGCAGGCGTAGTCAGGTCGGCGCGCAGGTCGTCTGCGACGTGGCTGGTTTGTTCGGCCAGGTGCTCCATGACAGGGAAATCCTGCAGGGCGGCGATTGCTGCCTTTCTTGTGTCGAGGTATTTGGTCATCACATGCATTGCGTTCACGCCTTTCTGGTGTGGTCGGGTAGGTGTAGTTCGCTGGTGACCGCGTCAATGAGCGCGGATTGGGTGACGTCTTTATGTTCGAGTGCTGCTAGGACTGCTTCGTCGAGCGTGTCCTGGGCGACGAGGTGGGTGATCGTGACGGGATTTTGCTGGCCTTGTCGATGTAGGCGGGCATTCGTCTGCTGATACAGTTCCAGGCTCCAGGTCAGCGAGAACCACACCAGCAGGCTCCCACCGGTTTGCAGGTTGAGTCCGTGTCCGGCAGAGGCCGGATGAATCAACCCCAGGCTGAACTCGCCTGCATTCCAGGATTCGATGTCAGCCGATGTGGTCAGTGGCCGCGCGTGTGGGAAGCGCTGCCGGATGCGAGCCAGGTCGTGTTGGAACCAGTACGCCACGAGGAGGTTTTGTCCGTTGGCTGCTTCCACGAGGTCTTCGAGGGCGTCGAGTTTGGCATCGTGGACTGTGATCGTCTCACCGTCACTGTTGTAGATCGCCCCGGAGGCCAGCTGTAAGAGTTTGCCTGACAACGCGGCAGCGTTCGCGGCATCAATCATCTGTCCGTCGAGGTCTACGACCAGTTCGTCGCGAAGCTGGTCGTAGACTTTCCGATCCCGTGCTTCGAGGATCACGTTGGTGGTGGTGACCGTCAGTTTCGGTAGCTGCAGGTGGTCGGTGGTTCTCATCGACAACGTGATATCTGAAATCGCTGCGTAGATGTCGTCTTCTGCTCCCGGCCTGGGCTTGTAGGTGAAGATTTGTTGTCCGTTGCGTTTATCGGGAACGAACCAGCGGTTGCGGTAGCCGGTGATAAACCGGCCGAGGCGTTGGCCTTCATCTAACAGCCGGTACTGGGCCCACAAGTCCATCAGCCCATTCGCCGCTGGTGTACCGGTCAGGCCAACAATCCGGCTGATTTTCGGGCGCACGCTAGCCAGGGCTTTGAACCGCTGCGCGCGCTGGTTCTTAAACGAGCTCAGTTCGTCGATGACGACCATGTCAAACGGCCAAGCGTTCCCGAGCTGTTTGACGAGCCAGGGCACGTTTTCGCGGTTGATCACCGTGACCATCGCCTGCCTGGCTAAAGCGTTGATTCGTTCAGTTTTGGTGCCGACTGCGACAGCGACCGTCAGGCCCGATAGGTGATCCCATTTAGCGGCCTCGGTGGGCCAGGTGTCGCGGGCTACTCGTAGTGGTGCGATCACCAGTACTCGGCTGGCTTGGAAGGAGTCCAGCACGAGGTTCCAGATCGCGGTGAGCGTGATGACGGTTTTGCCCAGCCCCATTCCGAGCAGGATTGCCGCCTGCGGGTGATCTTCGATGAACTGCGTGGCTTGAGCTTGGTAGTTATGCGGCTGATAGCGCATCACGCACCTCCTCAATCCCTGCACGCGAATCAACAACATGCACGCTCATCCCGTGGTCGCGAAGTTGTTGGATACGACGGCGCTGAATCGGGCGCGGGGAACGTCCAGGTGCTTTAAGTTCCACGAACACGATGCGTCCGTGATAGATGCAGATGCGGTCTGGTACGCCAACGGTGCCGGGGCTGACGAGTTTCCAGCACAGCCCGCCAAGCTCATCAACGGCGTGTTTGAGGGCTTGTTCGATGTGTTTTTCGTTCATGTCACTCTCCGAATGATTTATGGAGGGTGACGGGGGTGTCATGTGGTTTCCTAGACTTCTATAGAGGTAGTTATTGTTTTTCTCTTAAGAGAAGTCCAGTAGCACCTGACACCCCTGTCACCCAAGGGCTGTTAGACAAGGAACTCACTGATGAGTTCAAGGCCATCGATCATCCGCGCGTTTTTTGTGCGACGACGGCTAAAACCGCCTTTGTCGATAGCGGCGTAGAAATCAGCTGCCGAGCGGACGTATTCGCCGCGCGCTAACGCCCATCCACGGTATGCCTCGTAGACCGCGCCCGATTTCTCTGAGAGTCCTGGCCCGGTCTGGCAGCATTCTTCGAGGAAGTGAGCGAACCAGTCGTTGGCTGCCCGATATTTCTCGGATGCTTCCAGCACGCATGGGGGCGGGTTGAGTCGGTAGTCCTCTGCATGGATGAGGTGAGCGCCTTCCATAATCCATGCCAATACCGCACCGCCTGCCTGTTCGAACAGGTGGTCGGCGTAGTTCTTGATGTCTTTGTCTGGTTTGATGGTTTGCTCGAATGGGATCACGATGAGCCGTCGCCAAATACCGGTGTCCATCGCACCGACCCTGGGTAGGTGGTTGGTGTATAACACCAGTGTGTGGGAAGGGGTGAAGGAGAAGGGGTCTTTATATTTCTTCTCTGCGGCGATTTTGTCGGTCGACGCTAACTGTTTGGTTGATGAGGTCGACAAGCGCACGCCCTCGTCGTTCTCGCCAGCAATCAGCAAACGTCTGGCTCTGGTTTCAGCCATTTCGTGCTTAGCGTTGTTTTTCTTCCCTGCGATCAGCACTTCGGCCGAGATGGTTTCTGAATACGAGCCGAGAACACGTGCGATGGTGTTCCAGAACGTGGATTTACCGTTATTGCCATCCCCGTAAGCAATAATGAGTGCTTCGATTAGTACCTTGCCGATAGCAGCGAGCCCGCACACGCGTTGCACGTATCCGATCAGTTCTTTATCTCCACCGAATGTGACCTCCAGGGATTCCAGCCACATGTTCATCCCGGTGGTGGATGGGTCGACGGCGGTTTGTTTGGTCAACCTGTCGCCCGGGTCATGGTCGTGCTTGTCTCCGTCACGTAGGTCGTAGGTTGCCGTGGGCGTGTTGAGCAGATAAGGATCGGCGTCAAGAACCTCGGGGTTGATCAGCGCGAGCGGGCGGGCCTGCCGCATGACAGCTAGGATTGCGCGATCTGAGCGGCATTTGTAAATGAACTTCACCCATTCTTGGGCTGCGACCATCTCGTCGTAGACTCGTTTCTGATCTGGGTTGAAGGCCGCTAGTGCTTTGGCCTTACTCATCGCAACCAGCATCGCTGTGACACCAAGATCGCCAGCGCGTGCTGTAATGTGGTCGAGTTCGGCGTGTGCTTGCTCAAGTTGGCGAGAAGTGAGTTCTTGAACAACGTGTTGGACTTTCGGCTCGTTCTCCTCCCACACACCACCGTCGTAAGCCATCCACGCTGTAGCTGGTGAATAGCAGATCCGATCCGCGTATTCTCCGGCCAGTACCGTCGCTTGCCCCACATCAGTGAAATCATCAGGTCGCAGGCTCGTCAGCTCCGCATACGCCTCGGGCGAGAGGTAACCAGGATCAGCTGCCACCTTGGTAGCAAACCGGCATGCCGAGCTCCAGATCGACTCCAACTCCGAGGCGGATAAGGGCGGCTCGCACAGGGACGCTTTCTGGTCGAACAAGTCCCGAGCCTGCGCGCTCTGCCCGTAGCGGATCAGTACCCGCCCGGCGAACCTCGACAAGGTGGCATTGCGGGAACCTTCCCCAATCGCCTGAGTGGAGGCATCAAACGCGGCGAACACGTCACGTTCATCAGCGGCATCCAACCACGCATCAAGCAACATTTCGCCCTCATAGGCGGTGACCTCAGGGGCCAGGTGCCCGTAGATGAACCGACCCGCATCCAAAGCCTGCGTATCGAAAAAGGAATACCTGGCGGCTAGACGACGCTTTAACCCCGCATACTGATTGGCGTCCGTCACCGCTGCTATCGGGAAGTAGACGTGAAAACGCGGCCTCGCCGATAACACACCCTTCGGTCTCATGTCATTGCGGGACGTGGCAGTCATGAAAGCCACACCCGGTAACCGGTCAGCCAGCCCGTCTGGGGTGACCCACTCGTCTGAGTGATCGGTGTGAGAGTTATCAACGTCCATGACCACGCAATCCGAGGCCACGAAGTTCGTCGAAGAGCGTCGCCCGCCTTGGTATTCGGCGACCACGTGATCCAGCCTGGCCACTTTCTCTAACTCACCGGCACTCGTGACAGCGTGTTTGTTCGGGTAGTAGGCGTTGTTTTCTTGACCCGTCACATTGGCGGTAAACATCGTCATCGTCTTCACAGGCTGACCTCCTCAAAAGCCTGGTCAAAATAGAAAATCGGTATCTCAAGATGGTGCGCCCACTCGATCTCGAGACGCATGCCCGCTGACACGTGCCCCGTGTACACCCAGACTTCTTCGCACTTCGACAGCAAAATCCGGTTAAAGAACATCGCCAGATCACGCTGCTCGGGATCGGCGTCGTTCATGAACTGGGGAAACAGCAAGTGCGGGGCGAGCGGGATCTTGCGTCTCTTTACCGCATGAGAGCAGAACTCTCGCGCCAGGTTGACGTTGGCTTCAGCATCACCCGAATACGGTGAGCAGATGTAGGTCAATGGCCGGTAACCATAGGCCGTGCGCTGGATATTCTTTAGTGCTTGAAACACGGTCGGATCCGCATAGCCTTCGATATTGCGTGGCGATAATCCTGTAAGAGTGGCGTGCATGTTAATTACCGCCGTTTTCTTGTTCGATCACCGGCAGCAGGCCACGCTGGTTTTTCAGCAAGTCGTAGATAAACAGGCGACCTTTTTGAGTCCAGTACATGTGAGTTCGGGTTTTGCCCTCGTCATATTCATGGGTTTTCGACTGCGTGTAACCCTGCTCTGCGTATTGGGCGTAGAGGAACCAGCGACCAGACTGGCGAAACTGCACACCCTCATCGGCAAGAATCCGATTCAACCGCTTAGCACTCAGCCCGTAGTCTTTCGCAATCTCTGTGGTCGTCAGCAACGAATCCGACTGCAACACAATGTCGTAATACGACACTTTCGGTGCCGCCTCCAGCAGTGCTTGTTCGGCTGCTAACCGTTTTGCTCGCTCACCACGTAGCCGCACGAGCGCCTGTTCGAGTAGCTCGTCGTTATCCAAAATCTCGTCAATGGCATACAAGCCGTGACGGCGAATCGACGGCAACACCTCATCGAAAACCCAGGACTCGAATTGCTGAGCCGCTGGCAGCTGCGACGAAGCAACCAGCCGATACAGGTCACCTTCGGTAATAAACCGCACCTGCTGGATACCACCAGCGGTTTGAAGGGGGTAGTGTTTCACGACCCCCTTGCAGTGACGAGCTAAAGCGTCCTTAGTGTTCACATATCCGAGGGCGGTGGCCACATCGCGGCCACAGAAATAGACCTTGCCATCGTGCTCTATCGTGCGAACCGTACCGAACGCATCATTACTAAACGCTTGAAGCGTGCTAGCCATGATCGGCTCCTTTTCTGAGAGCCAGAACTGACTATGTCCGCACACCGCCCACTGCGGTTTGCGTGAGGCTCTCAGCTATACGCCCCTGACAGCCCTCCAATCCGGACGGGGTAACTTAGGTCACTTTTTGAACCGGGTTTACCCAGCCGACAAAAACACCACAGACCACAACAATCGGCAGCATGGATCACGCAACAATGAGAACGATGCTGGAGTTCATGGACGACGAGATGATCTTCGAATGGTCATACCAACTCCAGGCAGACCCACGACCACAAGCCCGCGACCTCTACCTGTTCATCGAAGGCTATGTGGATCAGTCTTTCCGGTAGAACTCGCACTCATACCCATCTGCAGCTAGCGGCAACCCGTCAGCCCAATCAGGCGCGGTGGCCATGAGGGAGCATATTTCTTCGACGGTGGCGGTGGCGGTTTCGACGACGAGTTCGTCGTGGACGTGCATGACAATCCTGTGCCCAGCATTCGCGACGTGGTGCATGCCGTGAGTGAGGAGGTCTCTGGCGGTGGCTTGGACGATGTTCTCGGTCAGTTTCCCACCATAGGTTTCCATCACGCCCCATTTACGTCCAGTGGTAAGGCCTTCATAGAGGATTGAGGTGCCACCGAATCGGTTTTCACCTAGCCGTGGTTTCGCATAGGCGAGCCGTCGCCTAGAAGGCAGCCCGATGAACAAGATCCCAGACTCCACTGAGAAAGTTAGCGAGCCAACACTAGTGGGCGTTCGAGTGGTGATCGCCTCAATAGCGGCAGTGTTGATTTGTTCCCATAGATCGACGATGTTGGGGTTGGCGGCTCGCCAGGCGTTCACGATGGGTTGTAGCTCGTGTTCGGCTAGGCCCATGCGCAAGGCTCCCATGGCTTTCAGCGCGCCCACCGAGCCGCCGTACCCGCAGGCGAGAACCGCGATTTTGCCTTTCTGCCGCAGCTCACTGTTGATGCCGTGTTTGTCCACCGGTACACCGAACATCCTGCTCGCGGTTTCGCAATATAAGTCTTTGCCCTCACGGAAGGCTTGCAGTGTGGTGGTTTCGCCAGCCAGCCATGCAATCACGCGTGCTTCAATCGCCGAGAAATCAGCGACGACGAACTTATGACCGGGAGTGGGGATGAATGCAGTGCGGATCAGTTGGGACAGTGTGTCGGGTACTGATGGATACAGCAGTTCGAGTGCATCGAACAGGCCATCTCGGACGAGGCCGCGAGCCTGGGCAAGGTCGGGCAGATAATTGCGTGGCAGGTTCTGGACTTGCACCAGGCGTCCAGCGAACCTTCCGGTGCGGCCTGCACCATAGAACTGGAGGAGTCCGCGTCCGCGCCCATCACGTCCTGCTACGTGTTGCATCGCCTCGTATTTCTTGACTGAGGATTTGGCCAGTTCGCCTCGTAGTTCTAGGGCTTCGCGCACGTCGCCGGTAGCGGTTTCAAGGGCAGTAGCGACTTCTGCTTTGGTCAGCGAGGTCATCGGACATCCTTTGCTGGCGAGCCATTCCTTGAGTTGGATGGGCGAGTTTGGATTATCCAACCCGGTGAGTTGCTGGGCACGCGCGAGCGTGGTGGCTCGGTGTTGGGTATCGCATTCGACTGCATGATCGACGAGTGTGCGATCCAGCAGGATCCCAGTGTCATTAATCGTCTGGTCTAAGGCGTAGGTGTCCCATTCAGTATCTGGCATTGGGAAGGCGGCGAGCCGCTCGTGGATAGCTAGCTCAACTTCCACATCCCGACAGTTATAGGCTTTGAATGCTTCCCACGCGTCCGGATCAGCCGAGGGCGGGTTACGCACCGATGCGTGATTGAGCACGCTCGGCTTGGCTGGGGTGCAAAACTGGGTGATCAGTTTCTTTCCTCCCCGGTCTTTCTGTACTGGTAAGTCCAGTACGGTCGCTACCTGGTCTAGGCTCATCGGTAACCCCAGATAGGCAGACCACACCATCGTGCAGTGCCACTGGGCAGGATCAAGAAAACGCCGCCCAGCAAGCAGTTCTGGGTGGTGGCGGTGGATCCAGGCCGACAGGCAGACCCGTTCGAAGGCGGCGTTGAACGCCCACTTTGTCACGCCCGGATCAACCACAGCCTCCAACACCTCGACAGGCAGATCTTCGCCTGAGGCGAGATCGACCACCTCTACCGGGTTACCGTCGATGGAGTAGCCGAAGAGGAGGATGTCGAAATCTTTGTGTTCGGCATACGGGTAGACCCCGGATTTAGCGAGATTGACGGGGCTATAGGTTTCGATATCGATGAAAAGTTCACGCATAAAAGCTCCAACTAAGACCTTCAGGGAGGAAGCCCACTCCAATAGTTTGAAGAAGGCTCCCTCCCATCCGCTGTGATAACGGTTAGTCGACGACCCAGTCGCCGGTCACGTCCGGTACGCCAGCAGCAGGCTCGAGGGTGTCTGCCGCTTCGTGACGTCGGTTTTTCCACCATTTCCTAGCCCGGATTTGGATTGTTGCGACGACCCATCCCAAGGCCGCCCCACCAACCAGCGAAATAACCGTGACATTATTGGCAGCTAGCGTTGCTGAAAAACACTCAGACATATTCAGCGCTCCCATCTAGCTCAGAAAATCGTCTGTGGCAGCGAAGGCACCGAAGTCGTCTTCAGCGGAGACGCGGTTACCACCAAGGGGTTCACCGTCACGGAGTTTCTGGATATTGCCCAGTCCGCAGGCGATTCCCTTGTTGCCGTTGGTGTTGAACGCATAGAAGCTGATACTGACCCGCGCATAGCAGCCGGAGTACACCTCGGTCGGATCCAGAATCGGTTGCAAGTCGGTGTCGACGACCTGCGGTGGGGTGATGGAGTTGGCGTTGACGAACATAGCGTTCGCATAGGCCTCGTCATCACGCTCGACATCACCATCACGCAGCGGCAGCTTCAAAGCTGCTTTGTTGGGTCGTTTGCCACCGAACTTGCCGATGCCCGCTTCGATTGCCGCGTCGACGGCGCGCTCGATCTTGGCTAACGTGTCGGTATCGTGTTTCGGGATGATCAGCGACACCGAATACTTCGGCTTACCACCTTGGATCGATTTCGCTTCGAAAATGTTCGCGTATGACAGGCGTACTTCGCCGGTGACCACGCGGGTCGGATTTGTTGTAGACATCGTGTCTTACCTTCTTTCTTGATTGTTACTTGGTTTGTGTAAATTCGGTGACCGCGTCCCTCGTGGTGAGGGCGGGTCGTTTATCTGAGTCAGGGACGAGGGTGGGTTTACCTGCTGGTTTGACCACCACGTCCCCAAAGAGTTCGCCAAAGCGCTGTTTACCTAGCTGTTTTTCCAGTGCGGTAATGGTTTTCAGCTTCCGCTCCCAGATGTCAGTGACACCGGCAGCCTCAGCCACTTGAGCAACTGCTTGCTCGCTGGTGTATTTCCGGTTCGACCGGCCTTCTACGAGCTTGAAACCTGGCCAGTGTTTGCCTTGATTGATTGCGAGGGAGAGGGCGTGGGCTTCCACGTCAGCAGCCCAGGCTTTGAGCTGCGGCACTTTCGCGAGCACGTCAGCGATTTCCACATCAGAAAGTTCTGCTGGCGCAGCAAACTCATGCTTGGCGATGGCGAGGTTGGCCTCCGCACGTGCGCGGCAGGTTGGTGCGAGCTTGCAAAACCGGCACCATTCACCCGAGGTAAACTCGCCCTCTCCTACAGCAGCGAGGCTGGCGGTTGGTTTAACTACCTGTTCCGCCCACACCTCCAGATCCGTGACAGAGAGCGTCCAGGTGGAGATGCTGGCTCGCCGAGGCTGATAAATCGTCACCGCGACCTGACTGATGTCGTACAAGGCACCGAAAGCTTGCAGCGCTCCGAGTGCGTACAACATCAACTGCGGATTGTTTTCTGCCTCAACGAGCACGCCCTGTCCATATTTGAAATCAATGACTTCGAGCGTGGGTTCGGCGATAATCACCGCATCCCCGGTACCAAAACCACGCGGCACCACGTGAGAGAAATCCAGCCGCTGCTCGATCAACACGGTGGGATCCCCACACGTTTCACGGGCATGACGGAGCCGTTCTTGAACGAAGCTCACGTAATCATCCGTGAACGCTTCCATCTCCGTGTCGATCCACTCGGAGACAGGTTTGATAGTGGGCCCATCATGCAGGGCACGGCGTAGTTTCCACTCCGCTAGGGCGTGAGCGGCCGTGCCCTGCTCGGCAGCATCCGATGTCGTCCCAGGCAGGTCTGATTCCAGCCGGGCCGACGGCGGACACGCCAACCAGCGGTGTGCCCCAGAAGCACTTAACAGCGCGTGTTGGTCAGGCATCACCAATCGCCTCCGCCTGCCCCAACAACCACCCATACTTTTCCGCAGGCACGTTGGACAGCTTGTCCGCACCGGTTGCTTGGATCAGTTCACGAACCTTCACGGTATGACCCGCTTGCGACAACTTGGCGAGCACCGCGCGTACTTGCTCCAACGACACCTGTTCAGGTACCGGCTCAGAAACTGGAGCAGGCTGTGAATCTGTCTGCTTGAGTTCCTGTCCAGGCTCGGTGGTAGCTTCGACCAGTGCTGGTTGGGCTAGCCGTAAAGCCGCGACCGGACGCACACCAGGCATGCCTGCATGATCCTCAAACCGTTCCCACGCCGCTTCTTCAAGGGCTGCTGACAGTGCAGTCAACCCTTGAACAATGGTGTTAATAGCAACAGTCACTTTGTTTGATTCGGTGATGTTCACGCCACATCACCACCATCGTTCACCGCGTCAGCCAAAGCTGTTAGATCATCGCGTGGTTCGATGACCTCAATACTCGATACTTGTCGTCCGGGCACCACCACCGTGACTTGCTGTTTTCGACCTAGCAGGCGAGCCAGCAGTCGTTCACGCAACGTGACCGTGCGGGCTGACACTAGCGCGTCAGGATCCGGCTGGTCAGTGACCCGGATTCGTAACTTGTGTCGTGTAACCATGTGAATACCTCTTTCTCGAGGGTCTAGTTAGGTGTGCGAACCACCGTTTGGGGCTTGCACTTATACGTCCTCGACAGAGGTGGAATCCGGACGGGTTGAGCCGTGCTGTTTGTGAATTGCTTTTTTGGCACGGTTAACGCACTGGCGAACCCCGTCAGCCAACTTGTTTATCTCCGACTGACTTGCATCCGGGTTCTCTTGCCGGGCGATGTCGGCATACGAAAGACCGTCACCCAAAGACAAGGTCAAATACTTCTTCTGCTGGTCGGTTAGAGGGAGAAGTATCTGAGCGACGACCTTTTCGGCCTCTGCCTGCTCGGCTTGCTGGAGCGCATACACCTCAGGCAAAGACGTGCCGTGTGCTTCAACTTCCGCGTTATCCCATGGCTCGACCGGCCAATCCGAATACGACGTATCCTTACGTTTACGGGCATTCTCCTGCGCACGGAACTGCTCATATTCGGCAGCAAGCCATGCGACCTTCCACTCCGGTAGAAAATCAGGATTAAGAATCTGCTTGCGGACCTCATCATCAGGTAGATCAGGCAGTTCGAGCCATGCATAACCGCGCTTAGATGGCACAAAAACATGCCAATGCTTCTGGCCTCGAGAATCAGTTTTACAACGGCTTTCATACGGACGAGGGGTATTATTTTTCTTTGTCATCTCGGCTCCTTCCCGCCGTTAAGCGGATTTGGAGCGAGACCGGTTGAATCGTGTTAAAAGCGATTGCGAGACCTAGAAGTGGTTGGGCATAAAGAACGGGTCACCCCACCACGGCAGTGATGGAGTGACCCGTGGGCACCCAACCGGGTCTCGCAATTGCTAATAAGTAGGTACGACCACGCCCAGCTGGAGTCGTGGAAGGTAGAAAAGAATGCCGCGCTGCTGTGCACCGCAACCCAGCACCCAGTGATGTCACTTCCTGCGTGACTTAGGTCTGGCCTGTGCTAGAGCTGAGGCCGCGATTGATTTCGTGCGAGCAGACGACCGCTTATCTCGAAGCGCGTTTGAAGCTTTCTTAGCTACCGACGATGATGTCTGTTTAGAATTCCTATTGCTCATCTCATGTCACCTCCTTAAGCGCTTTACCTGTTCGTCTTTTTGCTGTACTGATCGACCTTTTTGTTAGAGGCTTCGAGTACAATGAAGAAGGTTTTCCGTCAGCTTCGTTGGACCCGTTACCACTGCTGATCTTTCCGAAGGTGGCGCGAGAAGTCCTTGCCACGGTTTTGCCGTCGTTTTGCCATCGTTTTCCAGGAGGGAGGTGTGATGGCACAGATCTGCTTCGCAACCTTCGCTGCTGCGCTCATGAGCGCTTTGCCGAGCACCTTCGGTCAGCAGCGAGTGTGCTCAATGTTGATCGACTGGATTGACGCTGAGGATTCAAATGGCGAATACATTTATGTTGACCCCAAGCTCGCGACGAACTTGATGAAGCAAAACATCGATGTTCCACGATCAATTGTTGAAGCAATCACTCAAACCGACCGCAGTAGCGATGCTGAAGACGCTTTTGTTGAAATCAGCGATAAAGTGATGAAGGACTTCGACGCAGATTTGGTAGCGCAACTCGTCCAGCTTTTGGAAAACGATCCGCAAGTAGCGACGACTACCTGTTCGGCGATGAAGGAACACTATGCGAATTACGGTTTGGCTGCCTTCCTTTCTAGGGTGTTCCTCTATGCCTGCAAGCGCCCCAATAAGAAGCGCAAGGATCAAATTGTTGATGCGGATGGTTGGTTTATCGACATTTCCCAGAACGTGTGTCCCTTATGCGGCAAGAATCCTTTGATGAAGACAGACGGCGGTGTCCCCACGGCTCTGTATGACGTTTTCGAGATTCCACAAAGTCCGAAATCAGCGAAAACCTACCGTGTACTTGTCTGTTTACAATGTGCTCGTAGCAAGAAGATGACTGCGACGGATCTCTTGTCCGAACCAGAAGGCTGGGAACCGCTGAGGGCCGCCTATCGATCCTATGAGACGGTGCAAGAACTCAATGAAGTCTTTTCCGCTGGTACTGCACCTCAGGATTTAGGCCGAGTGGTGCGAGCACTTGCTGAAGCTCCCGACCCTCATGCGCCGGAAGAGGTCTCTCCTGATAAGTTCGAAGCAACCGCAGTCAGCAGGAAGATCCGCCCGGAGTACTACGCACTTTGCTTAACTATCAAAACACTGGCAGAGGCGTACTACTACAAAGTGGGAAGCCTATTTACTGCGTTAGATGATGGTGAAGAACGCGCATACCGACGCATCAGAACCAAGGTACGCGCGATTTATGACGACGCAGTGGAAGTCACTGATGACCAACAGTTGATTTTCAATGACTTTGTTGATTGGGTCGCAAAACAAGCCGATGTTCCCACCAGATCCCAAGGTGCACTCATCGTCGCTGCTTTCTTCGTGCAGAATTGTCAGGTGTTTGATGAAGTATCCAAGTAAAGTCGTGCCTTTCAATGAATCTACGTTGGTGTTCTTTGCCCCGATTTTGAAGGCTCTAGGGAACAAGACGCTGCAGCCTGCAAAGCTCTATACCAAGATCCCGAAGGCGAACCGCCCCTCACTTGATGAATACGTAGACGCCTTGACATGCCTCTTTGCCCTTGGACGCATCGAGCTTGACCAACAGACAGGAATGGTGCACCGTGCTGATTGAAGTTGATTGCGACGCGTTCAAGAAGAACCGCCCGAGCCCGATTCCTTTCAAACCTGGCCTCAACATAGTTCTTGGTCTGACGAAAAACGACAACAATCCAAACTCAATCGGCAAATCAACCATGCTTATGATCTTGGACTTTGTATTTGGAGGTACCGACTACATCCGACTAGCCAAAGACGCGCTAGACGAAGTTGGGCCACACGAATTCCGATTCGCGTTCAAGTTCGGTGACACCATACGCAAATTCACTCGCTCTACAGAAAAATCGAACGTCATCAAAGCGCTAGACCCACACACTCACCAGTGGTATGAGATGCCTTTAGAGGAATATAACGCTCTCTTAGCGCGCCAATACGGGATCGAAGAACTCGGGTTAACCTGGCGCAACGCAGTTAGCGGATCCTTCAGAATCTGGCAGCGAAAGAACTATGAAACCAGCTTGCCTCTATCGACATTCCGATCAGACACCCACAAACAAGGAATTCTGCGCCTCCTTGGCCTGTTTGATGAATATTTGCCTTTGAAAGAAACACTCGAGATTGAGTCAGAGTCACGTAACGCCTTAGAGGGGGCGAAAGCAGCGACCAAACACTACGACCTTGTCGTTGCTAAAAACTTAAAAGAAGTAGAAGCCAACCTTGCTCGCATTGAAGAGCTAGAGTCGCAACGCGACCTACTCCGCGTTGCAAGTAGTGAAGGGCGAGAGACTCAGCTTTCTGCGCAGGAAGCAGAACAGCTTGCAGAAATTCAAAAAGCCAAGAGCAAACTGCTGCGCCGACGCACACGTCTGACTAACCAACTACGCGCACTAGAATCGGAAGACACCTTGTCCAACGAGTTCAAGGGAAGAACTAGGTTCGACGGACTTACCGAATTCTTCCCAGAGGCAGACCTTCGACACATTAAAGAAATAGAGTCTTTCCACCGTGATATTAAAAAGATTCTGACAAAGCAGATCAAAGAAACCAGCCTTGAAATCCGTGAAGAAATCCAATCACTTAACACCCAACTCGATCGGCTCGACAACGAACAGACCGCAATTACGACGGCTCCGACCCCGGGAGTGAAAGCACTTGAGTCGTACCATGCCATCCAAAGTGAAATAGGGCGCTTAACTACCGCTAACCGCCATTACCAGACTCGTGACAAGTTCCAGACAGAGCTCAAACAAGCGGAGAACCAACTCAAAGAAGACTCTGCCAGCATCCTTGCCAGCGTTCAGAAAACGATGAACACAGCGATGGCCAAGATCGACGGGTACCTCACAAACGAAAAACGAACCGCACCTGAGCTAACACTGCGCGAGATCGACAGATACGGTTTTCAAATCGTCAATGACTCCGGGACAGGATCAGGCTTTCGAGGGCTGATCACATTCGATATCGCCCTGCTGGAGACATCAGCCCTACCCGCCATCATTCACGACTCATTTATGATCGCTAATATAGAAAAAGCTACCGTCGAACGGATCTTGCAGCGCTACGCAAGCATCACTGACAAGCAGGTATTCATAGCAATCGACGAGATCGACCGCTATCACACTGACATCCAGCAACTCATCAAAGAGCACACGCGTATCGCACTTGGTGAAGGAGAAGAAGCACTCTTTGGTCGAGAATGGGGAACGAAGTAAACATGGAAACACCGAAAAAAACTCCACTCACCCTACGCCTGGATTACACCAAACTCTGGAAGCTCCTCATTGACAAGAAGAGGAAGAAAGAAGACCTACGTAGGGAAGCGGGTGTGTCCGCTGCCTCCATTTCGCGTCTGACCAGGGGAGAAAACGTCACCACTGACACGCTTCTCCGAATCTGCCAGTACCTCGACTGCGACATCGCCGACATCTGCGAAGTTGTCTCCTCCAACCCGAAAAGAGAGACTAACTAGAAAACTAACCACCTTCCTCGCCAAATCTGATAGGCAATATGGAGTGCGACACCCGTAAATAAAGCTCGAATGTGCTGTTAATACCGGCGCTACTCAGCGATGGCTTTGAATTTTGCTCAGCGATTGCAAGCATCGGGGTAAACCATTTAGTCAGAACAGTAGCTGGTCTGGCTCATACGTCAGTAAAAGTCGATCTGTCACATGCTCGCCTACTGTATTCTGTCCGTCAAGTTGAAAACGCCTTAGCATAGAGGCGCCTACAGCGATGTCAACCTCCGTTTCGAAAATACCCTCGGGAATATTAAGAGATACTTGTTTAGATCCACTTCTTTTGGAACCGTCGATGGATAGTGCGACTCGGATTCCCCGAGATTTAGCATCGTCTATTCTGGCTACCAGCTCTTCGAATATGAAACGCTGGGCACCATACAGAATCTTTTGACTATCTACATAGGGCGGATCACAGTAAATTAAATCACCAGATTCGGCGTCTGCAAATGCTTCTTCATAACTACGACAAGTAAAGGTGGTGTTTTTGACAGATTCCCGCCATGCATACACACGTTTCTCGAATGCCTCCGTCGAGATCGGAGTGTGGGCACCAACAGGTGTCGACATATAGCCATCGGATTGCCGGAAACGAATGACACCGCCGTAGCAAGCACGACTCAAATAAATAAATTCACTGCCTCGCCGTGTTCGATTGAACTCAGCCAAGGCGGTTTCGTACACGTCTTTCTTGTCTTTTCCTTGCTCCAACTGGGAACGATACCGATCATATGCGGCTACTAGGTCTTCGGGGTTCTCAACGACCGCTTGCCAGATTTCTATGAGAGGCTCCAGGACATCGGATCCGTGTCCTGACGAGGGCCGAACAGCCCCCAGCACGGCGCCAGAGCCGAGAAACGGCTCATAATATGTACCAAAATTCTGGGGAAAGTACTGCGTGATTTGCCGAGCAACTCTTTGTTTGTTGCCGACCCACTTCAGCAATTGGGGAGGCGGGGCTCCGTGCGTAGATCTCATGTTTGAGAGGATACCAGGATATCCGAATTTTAGATAATCAAATATCCGAATATAGGCTCGCCTTGTGGATAAGCGCACACTACAAGCTCGCAGGCTACAGGTTGCCGGTGCGATTCGGTCTTGGCGATCCGTTAGGAGGATGACGCAAGCTGAGCTTGCGTGTGCGCTCGGCGTCCCGCAGTCCTGGGTTTCGAACGTCGAATCGGGAGCCCGGCGTTTGGACATTGTAGAAGCAGAAGAACTCGCCAAAGCACTCGGGATATCAGTTATCCAGTTGCTAGAGGAACGAGGTCGTGAATAAATGAAGGCAGATTCACAATGGCTACGTATGCCCCAGGAATTTTGGCATTACGTACGTGCCCTCTCCGAGAACCTCGGTTACTCCAGGCGCAAAACAATCCTCAAGCATACTGAAGAAGACATCCGGCGCGGACTAGCTAATCTTGGGCTTTCTGCCGATGAACTAACCAGCAACCCTGAAACAAAGTTTTCTACCATTCACTTGGCCAATTATTTTAAATTCCGAGCCGACTTGATCGAAGGTTTCATTGCAGATCATTTGCAGACGGCAGAAGAAGCAAAAGCGTTGTTTGAAAGTGTGGTTGAAACCTACACAGACGGATACACCTTCACTTCGAACAAGCAAGGCTTGGAAAACTCCCGACTCTATAAAGTGATTGATGGAGTTCCTGCTGAAGCACCCTTCAATAAGCAAAAGGGAGAGAAGCGTGATATTGACTTCCTTACGGCCACGTCAAACATTTTGATTTCTCACTATTTGCAAGGGCGAGATTTCGATCAGGATCCGCGTCGTTTGCCTGTATTCACCGAAGAGGGAGTCATGGTGGGGTCGATGAGTCGCCGCATGGACGGTGCATTCCCGACATGCACAAATCCTATCGCTCTTTGGGAATTCAAGTGCTACTACTACACCACCACTTTCGGCTCTAAAATCAGTGACGCAATCTATATCGCGGATCTCGATGGTTTCGAGCGTCAAGTGGTCGAACGAGAAACAGGCACACAACTTTCTTTGACTCTTTTTGTGGATGCTTATTCAACTTGGATGGATCAAGGTAAGAGCTACTTATGTCGCATTATTGACCTTTTGCACCGTGGAGCAATTTCAAATCTGATCATTGGCTCGGAAGTTGTTACTGCGATCCCGTCGCTAGTCAACGAATGGCTCAAAATTGAAAAAGCTGCCCCCAGAACTGATGAGCCAACTGCCGCGCCAAGTGATTCTGCCTAA